AGATGGTAATACAGATCTAAATGGTAACTTAGATTTATCTGGATATATTGATGTAGATGGACATACTAACTTAGATAATGTAAGTGTATCAGGTGTCACAACCTTCTCTGGTAATGTAAGATTTGGTGCACAAATACAAGATGGTGATGGTGGATTCGGTTCAAATGGGCAACTCCTATCGTCTGATGGAACTGACACCAAGTGGATTTCTGTAGGGGAGATTTCAGCTGGTGCTGCTGCATCTGTTGGTGTCTCTGCTGATAGCACAAATGCCACAAGATATATTGCTTTTGTTTCTGGCACATCTGGTAACAGATTTATTAGAGTAGACACAGATATAAATTACAACCCATCAACTAACACTCTCAATGCAAGTAAATTTGGTAACTTAAATGCCACAGGTGTTAGTACTATAAGTGGATTTACATTCCCAGTACAAGCAACTGATGACGGGACTAATGGTCAGGTGCTTGCCACAGACGGAAATGGTACACTATCCTTCGTTACTGCAGAAAGTGGATCAGGCACAGCGACAACTATATCTCAGAACGGTTATACTGCAACAGCAGGTCAAACAACATTCACACTTCCCAACTTATTTAATGATGGTCTAAAAACATATCCTGTTGAAGTGTTTTTCAATGGTGTAAGAGGAAGAGTGGGTGCAGGTGCGTCTCATGACTATCAACTATCTGGTACTCAACAAATTGTATTCAATTATGGACTTGATGTAGGTACTAGAGTTGTTACCAAGGTTGGTTATGGTCACACTATAGATGAAAGACAATTTACTGCAGTGGGTGGTGAAACTACATTCTCAATCTCAGGTGAGACAGCTGGTCAAAATAAATTCCACGTCTATCTAAACGGTGTATTACTAAGACGAGGCACTGATTACACTGCTGGATCTCCAATTGTTCTTTCTACAGCAGCGAAAGCAGGTGATGAACTTTGTATTATGAATGCTAATGCTGAAGATTTTTTTACTGCAACTGAAGGTCAAACAAAATTCACTGCAACAGATACAAGCACGACAGGTGACAACACACAAGTATATCTAAACGGTATCTTTATGGAGGTTGGAACAGATTATACACTAGGTCATCCATCAGTCACGATTATCAATCCTGTTACGGGACTGACTGCAGGTGATAATCTTGATGTTGTAATCACTCGATAAATAAGAACATGGCACAACCAAGTACTAGACAAGAACTCATAGATTACGGTAAGAGACAGTTAGGTGCTCCCGTTCTTGAGATAAATGTTGCAGATGAGCAAATAGAAGACGCTTTAGATGATACTATAATTTTCTATCAAGATCGTCATATGGACGGTGTTGAGAAGATGTATTTGAAGCACAAGATATCGAAGGATTTTACAGACACTATACAAGCAACCAGTGCGGAAGGTCGAGAGACATCACTTGGTATCACAACCACCACCAGTTCAAGCGTAAATATTACAGGTATTGGTGCTACTACTTTTAATTTTGATGAGACACAAAACTTTATTCAAATACCAGATGCAGTCATAGGTATTGAAAAAGTATGGAAAGTTGACAGTCGTGCTATCGCATCAAACATGTTCAACATAACATATCAGTTATTTTTGAATGAGATATACTACTTTAGTTCTATGGAATTGTTGAGTTACACACAAACAAAGAGATATCTTGAAGATATAGATTTTATATTACACCCTGATAAACAAATAAGATTCAACAGAAGACAAAATAGACTATACATTGATTCTGATTATAGTAGTATGAAAGAGGATGATTATCTTATTATAGAGTGTTATAGGGTATTAGATCCCAATGATTATCCTAAAGTCTACAATGATAGGTGGGTCAAAAAATACTTTACTGCAAAACTCAAAAAACAATGGGGTCAAAATCTCATCAAGTTTCAAGGTGTCAAATTGCCAGGTGGTATAGAGTTGAATGGAAGACAAATATATGATGATGGTGTAGCAGAAATGCAAGCAATAGAAGATAAGATGTCAACTGAGTTTGAATTACCACCACTTGACTTTATAGGATAATGAAAACATTCAAAGAATTTATGTCAGAGGAAGGAGTAGTAACTCCAAAGGATTTTACTCCATTCAATCTCAGAAATGTTCCTCATATTAGAACACCCTATATTAGAGACCAAGAAATGAAGGACTTCAAAAGGTTTATTCAAAGCATGGGAGGTAATTGGAATCTGCAGGTGAAAAAGAAAAAACCTAAAGTTTCTAATAAAGATTCTAATATAGCATAATGGCACTAAACCCGTTCTTTTTACAAGGTAGTAAGGGGGAGCAAACTCTCTTACAAGAACTGTCTAATGAGCAGATCAGAATGCATGGCATTGAGTTTATCTACATGCCTCGTGTTCTTGTCAAGAGTGCTAGTATCATGAGAGAGATTACAAGTTCTAAGTTTGACAGATCATTTCCAATAGAAGGTTACAT